CAGAGTCTCGAGATTGCTCAGATTCTGAGCGCTGAGCTCTCGAGCTAGCACGCAGGGGTGGATTATTCCCTAGGCTTTTGGGACTGCGCCGAGTGCCGAGCTTTCAGATTCTGATCTTGCTGCCGATTTTTGACAGATTCTGATTTTTCAGCTTTCAGATTTTAGATTTTTTCACCTCCTTTGTTTTTTGTTTCCTATGATTCTATTATACCATAGTTCTATGTTTTATTCTTTCACTATGTAAAATAAATTATTTTTTTACTTTGTCACATTGTGAAATTCTGAAGTACTAAATTATGGTATAATAAATCGTAGCAAGCAATAAATTACTTAATTCTTAACTTCGGAGATTTATATGAAAAATTCTTTCGCAATTAAAAACATCGAATGCTTTCCTTCCAAGCTCAAAGCTAAAATCGCTGGCACTGATTTCTATGTTAACATCGAGAAAAAATCAATTCTCGAATATTTAAAAGCTCTCCCAGCAAATGGTGAAGTTTGTAATGTTGAATTAAAAGATTACATCTACATCGAATTCATTCAACAATAATCCTCCCCACTCGGATCCCAGGAGCCTAGCTCCTGGGTTCGAAGTTTTAGCTTAGCTCTGAGCACTAGGCTACGGGCTTTTTTACTGCAGAAAGCATAGGACCTCGAGACTTCTGCTGGGGGCGCGCTAGGCTCGATTCTGAGCACACAGTCCTCGGTAACCTAAAAGTAAACACTTATCTCTGCAGCTCTCTGCAGCACTGCAGCTTGGCTAAATTGCGTAAGGATTAACAGACCGATTCGGTCTAGGGTTGTCATCATCCACGTAAATGGAGGATGTGTCTGGCACATAGTCCAGTGTGATCATGCCACTGTCTCGCAGGTATCGGAGTGCTTGGCTCAAAGCATCCACGTAATCGTCATGTCTGCCTAACGGAAAACTGCATACTTCGGATATGAATGGTTGTATCCAAGTCCTAGGCTGCCCAGGTATCTCACTGCTTTCAGGTAGATAAATGAGCCCCTTCTCGATCATCGGAGCTACGATGTTTAATCTAGTTGCCTTATCTGCCGACCCCGGATTATAGCCTCGAATAGGAATCCGTGTTTGTTGTAAGTCCTGTATCAGTGCTATGCCACTAGACTTGTTTTCAATCAGCACCAAGTCTACCTTCTTCCCGCTCCCGAATTCGTCCGGATTACCGTAGACTTCGGTGTACTCGTCCTGTAGCTTAGCCCTTAGATCCGGATACAGTAGATGCTCAGACCAACAGTCTATCAGCATGACACGGTTGCCTTGATCAGGCCCAGGTCTGAAGATGCCTAGAACCACACACGCAGTGGGGTCGTTAACAGTCTTATCAGAGGTTGCTACGTCATAACTTTGTACTACGTATGAAAATTCAGGGAACGGCTTTTCGGAGTCATAGAGCTTGAACCAGCTTCTTTTGACCAGACCGCTCTCTTCTGGATTCAGAATCTCAGCGTGAATCTCTTGGCGGCCGATCTCGGTGCCTTCGTACTGGAGAATCTGATTCTGGAATGTCGGTGCCAGATTGTGCATGTTGCTATACGTACTTGCGGTTGTGACATGTACATCTTCACCGTCTCTGTCATACAGCTCTACGATCTTAGGAACCGGTTTAGGAGTGGTAGTGCAAACCATACGTGGCTTCTTACCTAGCCGTAAACTGAACTGAATCATGTCCCAAGCATCATCAAGGTAGTCATAGGCAGCTAGCTCGTCTGCCCAGACATGGTGCCATTGTGGACCGCGGAAGCGGCTAGGCTCAGATGCAGCAATACCTTTGATTAAAGAACCATTCTTTAGAGTCAGTTCGTGCAGAGAAATGCCGTAGTTGGAGATGATCTCGGGAGGCGTGACGTTTAGCAGGCCGGATTCTCCGCCAAAGCACACATCTCGTATATCGCCACTGGTCGGAGCAGTGACTAGAATGCGGCTCTTAGGATTTGACCATGCAGTCCACCACACCCACTCGGCGGCAAGCCTTGTCTTTCCGGCTCCACGACCAGCTAGCAATAGCCAGATCGCCCAGTCTGTGTTCGGTTCTATTTGGTGAGGTAGTGCTACAGTCAACCACTTTAGCCGAGCTTTAAAAGCTGCTCGCCACTCAGGCGACATCTTCGATAACTCGGCATCATGCTGCTTAATTCGTTTGGCTATTAGTTTGAGCTGCTCATCAGTCAAAGGCATAAGTTATTGTAACACTTACTCAGATAATGTTATGATCTGTGGACATGGATCCTAGCTCTAACGTCTCGGTTTCGTTTGACCCGTCTGAAATTGAGGCGATACTCAATAAGTCTGCACAACAGACTTCACCGTTGCAAGCAGTAGTTCCTCAGCAAGAACAGCCACAAGCAGTTCCTCAACAAGAAGCGCCATCACCATTTGGCGCTCTTAGCACACTTGCAAACCATGCGCTTGACTACATCACGCCTAAGCTACCGTCGTTAGATGACATATCCAACAAACTACAGACATTACCAGAAGACATTACTCGATTTCTGACTAATCCACAAGCATTCACAGAAGCAGCGACAGGTAAAAACCCATTACCACAAGAAACTGGTTTTGCTGCATCGTTCACAGGCTTACCTGCTAAGAATCCGAACTCGTTATTTACACCAGAAGGAATGGCATACCAAGAAGGGTATGAAACTGGTGAGCCATACGGCATAGCAGCACAAGTTGTTCCATTTTTATCGCCTATTGCTAAACCATTAGCTCAAGAAGCTGCTACTCGCGCGTTTATGGGCGAATCGTTATTGCCTAAGCAGCTACAACCATTTGCATCTGACACTGGTGCTCTTGGCATTATGGAAGGACGCTCATCTAGAAACTGGTCACCTCAAGCAGAAAATCAGTTTCTAAATAATGAGCAAATAGGTATGAGCCCGCATGCTAATTTAGCAATGACAGGAATGCTTAGAGGCCCTGACGGCATGCTAAGACAGCAGATCTCAGACAAAGCTGCTCAAGTAAAGCTTCATGAGAGTCTGATTCCTAGAAAAGATTTAACACTTGAAGATGTGTATGATCATCCAAAGTTGTATGACTCTTATCCTTGGCTAAAAAATATTCCTGTCATCTTTAGAGAAGATTTGCCAGAAAGATCCATGGGTGGTTATAGCCCTGCATCTAATCATATTTATCTCAATGCAAAACATATCAACAATGCTACTGAGATGAAGAAGACATTTGGCCATGAAGTATCACACATCATTCAGCAAGCAGAAGGATTTGGTAGAGGCGGTAATGAGGCAATGTTTCCTGTTACTCAAGACATTGCAGATGCAAAAGAACTAGAAACATATATGAATGCTGCTAATATTTCTGCAAAAGATGCAGCAGATCTATTTCAAGCAACACACAAACGCCGCCCATCAGAAGTTGCAGTAAACTATGCAAATTCTGGACAAGCTAGCATGGTTCCTTACTTATCGCCTACAAAGCGGTATGAGCACATATTAGGTGAAATAGAAGCAAGATTATCAGAAAACCGAATGGGATTGACTAATGAAGAGCTTAGGCAATACTATCCTTATGAATTTAAGCCTCAAAAATTTAACAGTGGTCTGCCTGAGAAAAAGAATTTTGGTTTAGAAAATGACACAGATCTAGAGCATGCATTAATTCATGCAGGCTATGATGCCAAAGGCAAACATATCTTTATGACAGCTCCTGAATGGAGACGGTCACAAGCTGCAAGAGAAAAATTAGCAGCTCGTCAAGTGCCGACTACTGATGAGATGAGAGCTGAATTAGCACTACGTCCATCAGAAGACATGATGTCGATCAAAGAAAAAGGTGGCAACTGGCCTGAGACATGGGTAGACACAAATCTTAAAAGACTAAAACAAAATATTCCTGAGTTTTACACATCAAAACCATTTACACAAGATCAAGCTACTTATTTAAGAAACTACCACCCAGGTATTGAAGATGCTTATGCCATGGACTTTAGACAAACAGGCAATCATGGCATGGATTATGGAAAAGACTTTTGGCCGTGGATGGAGAAAAACTTTCCAAATGAGCTAAATGAGCTTGTCAATAAACAAACCACAGGTCATGCATTGAATAACTGGGTTGATAACAGACTAAAGCCTTATCTTAGAAATGAGTTAGCTACTCCTAATGATTCAGTTAGAAAACTTGCAGATGAGCATGGAATTAGCCACATCAAAGACTTAGAAAATACGCAACCCATGTCTAAGTTTGCTTTAGAAGAAGCCAGAGAGAGAAATAAAATGCCGCTTGAAGGGCATGCCACAACTCCGGCAGGTAAAATGTGGGAAAATTTGGCCGACACTAGTGTACATCCTATGCCTGCTAAAGAGTTTATTGGCGACTATTTTGCAACTGCAACTCAAAACCCTGGATTAATAGAAGCTGCAACACGTGATCCTAGTGCAAAAATTCATCAATTAGGCAGTGACTTTGACACAAGGCTTGGTCTTGATCATTTAATGGATGAGCTTCGCAGCTCACTTACAGGAAATGTGCCTCAGCATTTAGCACTAACTCCTAAGACATTAGAGCGTATGACAATGGCCGATGCAGTTCGACATGTCAGCAAAATTAATGACTACCGTGAAAAGCAGATGGCAAAGACCGCTGCTAAAGACATGGAGCATTTTCCGCCTATTAAAGCATATGCAAATGGTGATAAGTGGCATGAGATTAAGATGCCTGATGTAGATCATCCGTTGGATGAAGGGCATGAACTTATTCAGTTTACTAATGAGAATGGTAAGCCAGTTCATAATATTATTAATAAAGCTACTGGTGAACGCATGGTTGACACCACAAAACATGCCAAGCATGCAATGGAGCAATATAGCGAGAAAAAGAATTACGAACTTCTTGATAAGACACTCAAGAATGAAGGTGACATGATGGGTCACTGTGTAGGCTGTTATACCGATGAAGTTGCTAGTGGTGACACAAAGATCTTTACATTACGCGATAAATCAAATAAGCCTCATGCAACTGTTGAGATGAATGTAGTTGCGCCAAGATGGGATGAACTTCCTGATCATGTTAAAGGAATGCAAACCCCTGATTTAGAAGATTGGATTAAAGACAACCCAACTGTTGTGCTTAATCAGTTTAAAGGTAAGCAAAATAGACCGATTATTGAAAAATATCGTGATCAAGCACTTGACTTACTAAACAACCCTGAAAATGTTCACACGATTTATTCAATTACTGATGAAGGTAGACGTGACCTAGCAGGCGCAGGTATTATAGATCGTAATGATACGAAAAGCGTTATGAATTCTTTAATGTCCCCTTCTATGGACACTAAAGGAAGCAAAATGGATCTATATAATCAGTTGCTTGAGAAAACCCCTGACTTGCCGCGTTTTGTGACAACAGATCATCTTCGTGAATTACTACAAAGTAATAAGCCTAAGGGACATAAAAAAGGCGGCAAAATCACAAAAATGAACGAAGGCGGTATCTCTCCTGCATCTGATATTCCACAAACTCCTGCAAAACAGAACCCAAACACAACAGATTACGTGAAACCAAAGACAGTTGACCCTGGTTTTAGAGAAATCTTTGAAAGAGTAAGAAATACGCCTAAGCCAACTAGTGGTGGTGGAGGTGGTGTAGGTTATGTCCCCGGTGGCAGCAACCCTTTTAACCCTGATAGCCCTTTAAATCGAAAACGCGGTGGTCGTGTTAATATCGATCAAATGAAGTTAGAACTCGGAATGAGGAAATAATATGCCAGAAATGCCAATTCCCCAAGATTACAATCGTTTTATTAAAGGAGAAGATGGCGCTGCACCTGATACTGACGATGATGACTCAATTTATGAGATTCTTGAAGATATTGAAGGTGCAGCAGGAGAAGTTGAAGAATTACCTGACGGTAGTGCAATTATTCGCTTCGATGACCTAAAAGGACCTGAAGAATCACCTGATTTTTATGAAAATCTGGCTGATTCTGGGTCTGTTGACTCATGGGATCTTGACACTATTGCCCTGAAGTACCTCGATTTGATCGAAAAGGATAAACAAGCTCGTGAAGACAGAGACAAGCAATATGAAGACGGTCTTAGAAGAACTGGATTGGGGCATGATGCTCCTGGGGGCGCTCAATTCATGGGAGCCTCAAAAGTCGTCCATCCGGTCATGGCGGAAGCATGCGTTGACTTTGCAGCCCGAGCAATTAAAGAACTTTTCCCGGCAGATGGCCCGGTCAGGTCGAAAATCATCGGGGAAGCAACGAAAGAAAAGCAACAAAGGGCAAATCGCAAACGCGATTACATGAATTGGCAGTTAACTGAGCAAATCGAAGAATATCGTGATGAAGAAGAGCAAATGCTCACTCAGTTACCTCTTGGTGGTAGTCAGTACTTAAAAATGTGGTATGACGAAGGTAAAAAACGACCCTGTTGTGAATTCGTACCTATCGATAATGTATATCTACCTTTTGCAGCAGGTAATTTTTACACTGCAGCACGTGTTACTGAAGTTCAAGACATTACACAAGAAGAATACAACCTTCGTGTGCATAACGGCCTATATGCTGACTTAGATGTGTATAGAGCCCCAATGGAGCCTAACGAAAGCAAGGCTCAGAAGGCAAATGATAAGATCGAAGGTAGATCTCAAAAGCATGACAACGTTGACGGCGTTCGAAGAGTTTATCACATCTTTACTTGGTTAGAGTTGGATGAAGATAAGTTCACCAAAGGCGATCGTGCCCCTTACATTTTAATGATTGATGAAAATGAAAGAGCAGTGATCGGTCTCTATAGAAACTGGGAGAATGGCGATGACTCTTTTACTAAGTTGGACTGGCTTATTGAATTTAAATTCATACCTTGGCGGGGTGCTTATGCTATTGGTCTTCCTCACCTCATTGGTGGTCTTTCTGCTGCTCTTACTGGCGCATTGCGTGCTTTATTGGATTCTGCACACATTAATACAGCGCCTACCATGCT